TTAGGCGGCTTCCGGATCGACTGCCGGCAGGTAGTTCGCAAACTCGATAGCGTTTAGCTGTTCGATAGCATCCGTAGCTGTCAGATCCACATCAGCCAGTGCGCGCATGGCGGACTGCTTAGCGGCAAAACGTATGCGGTATTGCGCACCCACGGCAGCCGCAACCGCTTTGCCTTCGGCCAGGGTCAGGGTGTGCGGGTCGTTGTTGATATCGAAGAGGGTTACGGTCGTGGCACCGTCGAACTCCTGCAACTGGACCTCTCCATTGATCGCCATGGCAGAATCAAAACCGCCGTTCCATGCCGATCCATCACCAAATGTCACTGACTCCCGATAACTGGCTTCTGCGTCATTGCGCACCTGTTCTTGATGAAGTTGTAAAACTTGCTCTACAGTCAGCGGTTTATTTTCTACCGTTACCTTTTCCCACGGTCCTTTCGGCCAATTTTCGGGGTGTTCACGCGGGAGTGACACTGCTCCTTTAAGATAAATATCACGCACCTGATTGAACGTACCTGTGAACTCTTCGTTTTTGTACTGATCCATTAATTTACCCCTTAATCAGCGTCTATTTCAGACTGTGTCATGGCGTAATTGCGAATGGTCACTTCATCCATCCAGCCCACGAAATAGTACGAATTATTCTGCAGCCCTCCCATTCTAGCTACGGTTGATGCTGTATCCGCAGAACTTGGAGTCCTAGTAGCGACAAGAACCTTGTCCTTGTAAAACTTTATGCTGTCAGTATCGCCGGTCCCATCCCATGTTATATCAAGCCTATAGGGAACACCTTGCGTTATAGATACGGCGTTGATTGTTAGCCCCGCCATATATATCCAGTGAGAGCCACCGAATGTTCTGATCTGGAAGCTGGCTTGGTGCCACAGAGCGCGCCAAGCTCCTGTCGAATCGTTCTGCGCATAAAGCGTTAACGTAAATGCGGATGTGTAGAACGGTGGTATATCAGCGAAGGATACATAGGCAACGGAGTTGAAATATAATGCCTGACCAACCTGTCCAGGAGTTTGTGTCACGTTCGTCATCACGCCATTATAATTCCCGCCTTCATCAAATAAGGTGGTACCGCTTATATTATCCCCTGTGTATTTTGCTATCGTGCCTTCAGGGAGGCCACCAGAACCGCCACCGTTACGCCCAGCCGTAGCCCGCGCCATGTTGTGAAACATTAACTCCAGCCCCCGCAGTCGAACCCGACGACTTCATCGCCATCGTGAGTGAATTCTAAATAGTGTGTGGCTTCTAGCGTTGGTGTGGTGTTGTTCGACCAATGCCCCAACCCGGTGTAGCCCAGCGTCCATGTGTCACCACCGATAACTTTGTAGGACACCGACTGACCAGCAGCCAGATCAGTGAGGTCGAGCGTTGTATTCGCCGTTAGCGTGAGCTTCTGTTTCCCTCCAGTCCCACGATCAAGCGTTGCTCCGGCTGCGGCGTTAATGGTTTCTGTGAACTCGGTAATAGCTCCGTCGAGCAGCGTTCCACCAGAGGTTGGCATAAACCCTGACGGGTCTGGGATACCCTCTAGTGTCTCAGCAGTAACTACAAGCTGCAGTTCGTCATCCGCCTCCCACGTCTGAGGAATACTGACGTCATTCCCCCACGGGTCAGGGTCCAACCCCGCTTCGTAGCGGCGTATGGTGAGATCGTTTCCGCTAATCGCCGTCACATCGACAAATTCTGATTTGACCATCACGCGCTGACCGTTAACTGTCTGAAACCGGCAAAGCTGCATCCTGTAAAAGTCGCCAGCTCCAAGCGAATCAGGTGCAGTACCAACAGATACAGTTGTATCGGTATCAGAAATGCCAGAGGTCAATAGCGTTGAGTAGTTATTCATTCCATACTTACGCGCCATTTATATAACCCCCTGTTGATCCAGCCGGTAGCAATTCAGTCCTGATTCCATTTTCATCATATTTACCGCCAGAATTAATACCTGTTGGGTCATATAAAATATATCCGCCATCAGCCGTAGCACACATTGTTCTTTCTTCGCCAGAGTTATTGCAGATGGTGATGCACTCGTTGCAGGCCTTTGCTGCGGCAGATGCATCTGTGTCGCAGGAGCTGGCGGTAATACAGCCATTCATCACGGTGTATTCGGTGAGGTCATCAGCCTCCCAAGCGTCACCAATTGTGGTGGGCGCTTCAGTAATCTGACAATATGGCTCTGATTCATTACCATGTAATACGCATGAATATTTTGTAACCGTTCGCGCCTGATCAACCGGAGTTCCGTTTACTAACTGGTGCACTATTATTCCTATAGAACCTTCTCCTTCAGGAATCCCGTTGGTAACGGTGTACCCGTTGTAGTAAAACGTGTTACTACCAACGGTGTGCGGGTATGCATCTGCCGCCGTAAGTTCGATGGTTTCATGCAGGGTCGCCGCCGGAACAGATGCCGCATATACGAGGCTTGCGGAGAAGTAATAACCCTGTTCCCACGTCTCATCCGCATACTCGTTTTTACACGTCTCGATCTGGGTAAAACCAGCAGGGCTGAAGTTAATCGCCGCCCCCGTCGCGCAGTCGGTCCACTCCTCTTCCGCGCACAGGCCGCCGCCCATATCCGTGGGTGCATCACCTTCGATGGACTGGCATTCCTTTTCGAAGGGGGATTCGGTGCCGTTTAAACCGTTGGAGCAGCAGCCGTCTTTATATTCCTCATCACTGGCACCGCCGATCTGCATGTACAGGCCGTCGATACCGCCGCGGTTACGGATTATGGCCAGCAGTTGGCGAACCTCGGTCATCTCCGGGGCTTTCATAGCGATCTTCTGAACAGCCCGGAAAAGCTTTTCTCTTTCAGTGCTCATCAGCGTCCATTCACCAGGGTGATGCTGTTGATTTCCAGCGGGAGGGTATACGCGCTTTCGGCGATAGCCGGCTCAAGCTCGTCGGTATAGTCCGCCGGTATCTCAGCCACGTTGATCTCAAAGGCACGCACTTCGGTATCCGCGTTGTATTCGGCGGTGCTTTCCAAAACGAGGTCCGCTTCCGGATAGCCTGGCGCCAAGGGGGCTGCCCAGTTTTCTGCCGGGGCAGCCACCAGGGTATCCATATAACTGATCGTCATGCGGATGGTGGTGCGGCGGATGCCGTTGCCGATGGCGTACTCAAAACCGGTAATCTGGCCGATGGAATCTACTATGCGGTTGTCATGTTCACAGACGTCACCCAGATCGACCGGGAAAATACTGTGGACGCTACCCCGGATATGGGTCTGCCGATGGGCGGCAACGATCTGCTTCTTGCCGATCCGGTAGGCGGCTTCAAACGCCAACGCCAGGTCTGCACGGCGGTTATCTGCCGAGGCCTGGGCGACCGCTCGGGCGGCATCGAAATCCCGCTTGCGGGTCTGCTTGAACTCCTCTTCCCAGAGGGCTTCGTCGTACTCGGTGTCGAGCGCGTAGTTGAGTTCGGTACCGTCAATGGTTTTGCCGTAGGCATCCACCGACTGCGGCGCCGTAATGGTGAATTTGTAAGACTCGGTCACCGGTTGCGCTACGCGCCGCGCGATGCTCGATTTAAAACCCTGGCACCAGGTATCAGCCACCGGCCACAGGTTGTCGAACACAAAGCCGCCATTACCGGCCTTTTCCAGCGGGTAGATTGAGTAGCTGAGGGTTTCCCAAGGCTCAAAAGACTGGGCCTTTTCGATCATCAAGTCGCGCCGAAACGCCTTATAGTCGATGATATCCCGGGGCCCAAACTGCGTGCTGAACTGGCCGGTTACCAGGTTGCGCTCTTTGTAGACATTCACCTCGCTGGAGATAGAACGCAGCAGCGAGTACCGGTAATCGATATTCACGGTGACACGGTTGATCACGCTGGACCGGGTCTGAAACTCTGTACTAGGGTCCGCATAGGCCACCTGCGCACCGGTCAGCGTCCGGTTGACGGGCTTGCCCGCCACCCCCCAGTTATAGAAGCGCCGATCACCGGCACGGTCATAACCGATAGAACCGCACACGGTTTTCATCAGCTCGTTGGCGTAATCACGCCCCTTGGCGTCTTCCACCTGGGTTACGTTGCTATACACGCCGCCTGTCAGCGCCCGCAGCTGGCCCGCATCCTCATCGCCCAGCCGCTCATCCCGCAGGTTAGAGCAGGTAAACGCGATGCCACGCCGGGTGCGGTCATGCTGCGCCGTCTCGATCCAGCCGGTAAACAGCGGGAAAACGTCAGAAGCGGGATCGTTCGGGTCCACATGGGTTTCGATACGGATCTGCTTGGCGTGAAAGGACGGGATATTGATCACCGCATCCAGCGGCCTGAAGACGAAGATAGAGGCAGTGGCGGACTGATCCTCGTTAAAAGACACGCTCACTGAGTCCAATGCGGTGTAGCTGGAGTAATCCACCCCGTTGATCCAGATGTAAGCCTGCGGCAACCGGCGCCGGGCAGCTACTGACCCAACCCGCTGTTGAAAGCGGATCAGGTCGCGCGCGGGCTCAATCTCACCAACAGACTGTTCGAACACGATCAGATCAGCAGAGGGCTCAATCTCGCGAAATTTTACGTTCTGGTTGAACTGGATCAGGTCGGCTTCTGGGCTGATGATGCCCAGTTCGCCCGCAACAGCGCCGACGCCGATCACGCCTGAACCGATCATGCCGCGTATACCCTACCTTCAGGCTTGCGAAGAGATAGCTCGACGGAAACGCCTGCAGAGGTCACTGCATTGGTAACTCGAACGTGGATGGGGATTGCACCAGTCACGCCCGATGTCGCTGATACACCAATACTGAGAGCCGCGCCGGGCACGGCGTTATCGAGACCGGCAGATGTCAGCGCAGTTTTGATCTCGGTAGTCTCATGGCCGCTGCCAGGCGTTGCGTCTTCGATAGTAAAACTATAATTACCGCCGCCAGGCATCTTGAGCAGGTATGCGCCGTTATCAGCCGGATCACGCTCGACATCCGCGAAGTAAAACACATAATCCAGCGATCCTTCGCTGTGGTCGGAGTAATGCACCGTTGATAGCGTGCCGCCGAACACCTGGGTGCAGGCCGCATCGGTGTAAAGCTTCCACATCAGTCAGTCTCCAGTGCTACGGCTGTGCTATAGGCAAACTCGATCACTTCGGTTTTACTCATCGCGACCCACTCACCCCGCGGGCACTTGGCGCCCATGATTCGTGTTTTAAGATCCATGAAGCAGCCACAATCCGGGCAACGCCGCCGGGGCGTCAGGTCGCACTCCTCGCACAGAGAAATGCGCGCACGCTGAACCAGCGCCTCTTCAGGCGTCAGCTTGATCATTCCCATAGGAGATACTCGCGGAGGTGGGTTTACGCGCCGGAGGCGGCGCGAGATAGAACATCGGCCAGATAAGACAGCTCTGCGTCGGGGCCGGACAGGGTCACCGGCCTCACGTTTTTGCCGTTGTCGACCTTCAAGGTCACCGTGCCGTGGTTGGTTCCGCCCTGGCCTTTCTGGGCGGTTTCCAGCCAGCTGCGCACCTCTTTGCCCATCGCTTCGGCGGTTTCGGCGGCCATGCTCAGGTTGATGGTTTCGCCGGCGATCTCAAGGATGGAGCCGGCGCGCTCTTCGCTGGTTTTGCCGTTGATGGTTTTGCCGCCGGCAGTGATGGAGTAGCTGCCGCCCTGCTCACGCTGTGCGGTTACCGCTTTCTGCAGGTCACCAAACTTGACGATGGCTTTGTCTTCCATCAGTTTGATCACCTCGCGCATCCCCTCCACGTCGTAGTTGTGGCGGGTGTCCTGCATGGCGCTGTCATACACGGCGCGCATCCGGTTTAGCCAGCCGTCAGAGTTCACTGCGTTGCCGCTGTTGATCTGCGCCTGCGCCGCACGGGTGGCTTCGCCGAAGTAGTAGTTGCCCTCAACCGGGCCATCGGTTTTGCGCTGCGGGGTGCGGATGCCGAAGATATCGTTGTAGAGGCTCTTGCCGGCATTACCAAAGCTGGCTTTGCCGAGCTGGCTTTCCATCGCCTTGGCGATACGTTCTTCGGCGGCTGCACGCTGTTCGGCGATTTTGGCGGCATCACGCTCCTGCGCGGCTGCTTCTGCGGCTGCTTCAGCCTTGCGCTGGGCCGCACTGGCCGCCTTTTGTTCTTCAACGCGCTGATCCTGCATGGCGCGCAACTGTTCATTCAGGCTGCCCATCAGACGCTGGTCATTCCACCAGTCGTTCTGGTCATACACGCCCGGAAGCGGTACTGAAATCAGGTCATCAAAGTTAACTGCCGCCAGACGCTTGCGGGCTTCTTCCCGCTGGCGAACCAGATCGTCAAACAGCTTCTGCTGATCCATGGTTGATGGATCAATCAGATGGGTGAAATCTTCAAGGGTACGGGTCAGGCCGGTGATGAACGCGCCGCTGGCCTGCTGGATCGGGCCGGTTTTACCCAGGGTTTCCAGCATCTCTTCCCAACGCTGGGTCAGGGTATCAACCTTGCCAGTCAATCCACCGGCGGCGGCCTCACCGGTACCGCCCAATTGGCCGGCCACCTTATCCAGGATCATTCCCTGGGCTTCCAGCACCTGGTTACCTTCAACCAGCTGCTTGACCATATCTTTTTCAGCCTGGGTAAAGGTGACGCCCGAGCGGCTCAGGGTGGTAAGCCCCCGCACCGGATCTTCCAGCGCTTTACCCAGCTGCAGCGCCGCTGACTTGGCATTGCCGCCCATGATCACCGACATATCCTGCGACAGGCTGATGGTGCGCCGGAACGTCTCGCCGCTCACTGAGCGGAACGTCAGCAGCACATCGATCGCTTCACGGATATCAGCAGTAGACGCCAAAGTGTTCAGGGCAACGCCCCGAGCCATGCTGTCCAACTGGCTGGCAGTAAACCCCGCGCTATAACCGGTGGAATTCAGCAGCGCCTGGGTTTTCGCCTGGCGCACTTCCAGTTCGGCATAAGCCTTGGATGCCGAGGTAACCGCCGCTGCCAGACCACCCGCCGCAATCCCCACACCCAGCATCAGCGGACCCGCCGCTGACAAACCTGCACTAATGGACGAAAGCCGCCCCGCGACACCACCCAGCGGCCCCTCAAGAATCGCTGCGCTATTGGCCGCACGGCTAAACGCACCGCCCAGCCGATCACCACTGTTGGCCGCACTTTTAGAGGCACGGTCATACCGCTGCGCCGCCTGGCTGGCCCGGTCATAGGCGCGGGAGGCGGTATCGCCATAGCGCCGCGATGCCGTAGCCGCCCGGTTGTGCTCGCGCGCATACTGGTCGGCCCGGGCGCGTAGTTCTACGTCCAGGTAGCTGACAGTGGTCATTTGCTTTTGCGTCCTAGGTGGCGAATTCCATCAAGCGCATATGTCTGCATCTGCTTGAGCTCTTCGGGTTTTTCCTGGGCGATGATTTCGTTGTACCGGTTAAGCCGGTACTGAGGGTCTTTCAGGCGGTTGTGGGCATGCCACCAGGTGAGCAGGTCACCGTCGATCTCGTCCAGCATCTCAAACGGGTTAACGATGCCCGCCCGCTCTGCCAGCTCGAAGGCAAGATCAAGCTCCGGGCTGGCTAGTATTTTTTTTCGGCTTCGCTGGTGGTCAGGTCAGCGCCTTCCAACTCCTGCACCTTGATGCACACAGCGTCCATCAGCGGGTATTCGTAGTTGTCCAGCAACTCCTGGGCGGTCTCGCCTTCAAAGAGCTGCGCGCCAGTCTTATCTACCGCATAAAACTGGGCCTTCAGGGCGAACAGAGCCATACCGTGGTGAACCGAATCATAATCTTCGGCTTCTCGATCAAAGCTCTTATCCAGCTCCCGCTGCCGCCGGCGATATTCAATCTGTTCGGCACCGGTCTTATGCAGCTTGAGGTAAACCTCATGCCCCGTTACCAGCGGATGTTTTTCTGGCGCGGTGCGTTTCTTTGCGCTCTCTTTGGTCAGCAACATGAAAGAGTTCCAAAAACAGAAAAGCCCGGATCACCGGGCTTTAGGGGTTAGGCTTCTACCGGCTCGCCGGAGACCTCAAAGTTGATGGTGCCTTCGTTACCACCGCCGTTCGCGCTGCCGCTCCAGGGGTGGCTCATCACGAACACATCGTAGGTGGTCACGGTGCTGTCGGTTTCGGTCACACGCAGCGTGGTTAGCGCACCGGCCGCCTTGTGGGTTTTGGTGGCCGCCTGACCAGGATCGGCCGTGTTGCGCTGCACCGTCAGCGCGATGTTGCCGGCGTCTGGCAGGCCGATGCTCTTCTCCTGGTAGGTGGAGTCGAGGACGGTTTCATCGTTAACCGGCGGCGAACCTTCGTTCACCTGGTACGACTTATGGCCCTTGATCTGAATGTATTCGCCAGGGGTGGCCGGATCTTCAATTTCCCAGACGGTACCCTGCGACGGAACGGCAATGGATGCACCAGGCATGGTGGCCTCCTATAGTTGATTTAAAAACGCACGGAATAGGTGTCCCGCAGGGCAGTCCACCCTTGATATACATCGCGCTCGTACTCCCACGCGCTGTACAGAAGTTCCGGTATCTCACCATCGCTATACGCGTCCTCAATGGCTTGCTGAGCAATAGCGGCGATCGCGTCCAGCTGATCATCCACATAGTCCGTATCCGGTAGCAGCACGTAGACATTCAGCGGGGCAATGTTCTCGTCGTAATCGATACCGTTTTCGATCTGCCCGTTATCCAGGTAGATGCACACCACCCCGTCATTTCGCTTGGGCGCTGCCTTTTTAAAGGGGTACACCTGCAGGTCAGCGTCATAGGCGGCAAGCGCAGGCGTGACAACGGCCACGATGGCATCGCGTATCTGTTTACGGTTCATGAAATCAGGCTCGGTATTTGTTGATGCGGTACTGCAGATCGGCCCGCAGGCGGGGCCCGTAGTTGCGCTTGAACTCGCTTTCCAGCGTGGATGCGGTCAACTTTTCAGCGGTGGGTTTCAGATCGATGCGGGGCACGATCACGCCACCATCAGCACCACGCATAAAGACCTGTTCACGCCCGTTGGGTGCCTTGCCGATCCAGCCTTTCGGGTAGCGATAACCGCCCCGGGCTGATACACCACTACCCACCTTGCCGCGACGGCCCTGCAGGTACTTACCCTTGTCGCGCACCGATGGCAGCTCAATGGCCGGCAGCCCCTTGTGATACACCCGCAGGTTGCCAGACAGTTCGCGGTTGTTCGCCCGGCGGATGTACAAACGCCGGTTAACACGCCGCTGCGGCAGTTTCAGCTGCTGAGCAATAGCACGGCTGACCAGGGTGCGGCCAACGGCCAGGGTGCGGTTTAACGCGCTGGCCTGCGCCTGGGGAATTTCGCGATCTTTGATAACCGACAAGCGCCCGATCAGCTGCGCCACCTGAACATCAATCGGCGGCAGGTTGGAAAGCTGGTTCGTTGCCATGCTGAACTCCGGGCACAAAAAAACCCGCACGGCATTACCGGGCGGGTTTCTCGTTTGCGCAATAGTTGCACACTAACTGAAATACTAGCTGCCAGTCTCAACGTGGGCAAGTGTTGTTTTTACCGGTATCTGGCGGACATAACCCACCCAGAATACCCGGCCCAGCACGGCCACATCGGCACCATCAGCCCACAGGGTAGGATCGCGCGGCGCCCGACCCAGCCGGTAGCCGCTCCCCTCCGGCCACAGGTAGCGCACCTGGTGCTGGCACCCCCTAAAAATTAAATACATATCACCGGGTACAGGGGTTTGATCGGCAGCATCTACCCCCACCCAAGCACCCACCGGCACCCCGGTACACCCATTGACTACCCGATGTTCGCGGGCCGATACCGGGTTTACCCCTGCCTGCACCATGTCGTCTAAAGAAAGCCGCAGCACCGGCGGGTTCCGTACTTCTTCCATGCGATCCTCCGTGACAACTGTAGTGTTGCCTAATGGTAACGAGGTAAAACAGTAATGGGCGCATGGAGATGGGGCAAGTTGCCCTTATAGCAGTGACCGCCTACAGTGATTATGCTGCGCGGATGGAAAACCAATACCCCAGCCACGCACTCGCCAAGTTCCAGATCAGGCTCTCTCACAAACTGAGGGAGCAACTACGCATCGCTGCCGATGAAAATAATCGAAGCATCAATGCAGAAGTGGTGAAACGGCTGGAGGAGACCATGCACGGCGCCGACTTCATACCGGCTACGGATGCCGCCACCCTGGCGGAAAAAGCCAAAGCGGATCAAACAGCCGCCCTGCGCCACGCTATCGCCTGCGCCATCCGCGATACCGCCAGCGCCGGGCATCGCACTGCTACTGTGAAAACCGACAGCTACCACCCGGATGTGCTGAAGCAGATCATCCAGCAGCTACGCGAACTGGGGTATGACGTATCCAGCAGTGAGGCCACGCTGGCGGTGGCGTTTTAAACAACCTCCGCAGCTTCTACCGTGGCCGCCCAGCGCCCTACCCAGTTATCCCGCTCGATCAGCTGACGCAGCACGTACGTTCCGGCATTTCTGCCGCTGGCGATGATCACCTGCCATTCGTTATCGATGCCCGCCGGCGGGTTGTTGATGGTGACCACGGTGCCGATCACGGTCATTTCACCGTTCAGGATCAGCGAAAGATCCTTGTCGATCACCACGCGCCGTTCCCAGGTACTGGCCGGGATCGAGCCGTCGCTGACGGTGGCCAGTTCGCCCAGCTCTTCAAAGATGTCGGCATCGGCTTCTGCCATGATGTCGTCAAAGTCGCTCATGCTTCATCTACCTGCAGGGCTGGAAGGTCCGCATCCGGCACGACCGGCACGGTGGTGACGTACTGCATCCAGCGGGTTTGTTTATCATCGACCACGTAACCGGGCTTACTAAGGATGGCATCGAACAGATCCACCGCCCCGGCGCGCTTGGCCGCCCGCCGTGCATGGGCCTCGCCCCGGGATGACCAGAGCACCAGGCTGTATCCGGCCGCTTTCTGCCGGCGGCACCAGGCCACCAGCGTGGTATTCACGCAGCCACCAAGGAGCAGCGTGGCGTCTACATCCACGTAGATCGCCGCCGCAGGCGCATAGCGCCGGGCACCCGGGTTTACCCCGGCCCGCACCCGGCGCAGCCATCCCTGCTGGTTCACGCTCAGGCTTTGGTTTCGGTGGTGCCGGCAGTTTTAGCGCCGATCAGCTGCAGCTTTTCCGCCGCCGCGCCGGTCGCCCACTTCGCCCGGCTACGGGATACCAGCCGCGACGCTTTCTGGCGCTTCTCCATATCCCAATCGGTGGCGTCATGGTTACCCTTTTTGAACTCGCCGGAATCTTCAAACACTTGCAGGACTTTCTTGCTCATGAGATCACCATTTTTTTAGTGGACAGAACTCTTTCATGATTTTGGTTTTTGCTGTGATGTTGCAGCCGCACTGGCCGCAGTGCCAACCACGCAGCGTGCTTGTACGCTGCTCATCGCAATTGCGACATAAGTTTCGACGCTTGGCAGTCAGCACAGGGCCGGCAATGTATTTAACCAACAACTTCAGGATGAATAGTTTGACCTGATACGCCGGCTTCATCGCGTTAACTAATTAAATTACCGTTGGATTGGGAGTGTGGTGGCCGGTGCTGTATTACCCGGCTTGGTTGCTACTCATCGACTCGAACGACTGTCACCACCAGCAACCGGATACGGGGTTTATCCGCACTTACCTGCGCATCAGCCTACGCATTCACCACACTGGCCAAGCAGCCCACCCGGAAGGGGAACCAGGTTCGTACAGGGCTGCTTGCCGGTGAGGCCCGGGGATACTCCGCCCCGGGTCGGTTAAGCTGTTGGCTCACATGGCCTATCTCCGGCTAGGTGGAGAGCGCTCACCAACGCGGCGTTATCCGCGAAGCCTTCAGCCAATAGACTGTTGTTTGTTACCGGGGCCCGTCTATTTATCTCGGCACCAGGCCCCGCTATTCAGCCGTAGTCCATCTGTTCAGCACGTTCGGGCGGTCTGCTGGGCAGCAATGCGATCGCGCCCTGTATGGCACCGCACTGCCGGTTACCCGCCGATATATCGAACAGATGGAGCATGAAGAAGATAATCAGAATCATCTTCGCTCCTCAGATAGGGGTGCCCGTCCTTGGGCAGTCAGGGGTTAACCTTTCAGCAGTACCGGGATAGTGGCATCGCCACTGGTACCGGCTGCTGCCGCGTGACCGATGAGGTCGTTGTCGGTGGCGGTTGCGGTGATGGCGGAACCATCCCAGTAAACCGGCGTGCCTTCAGCGATGTTTTCAGCGGCCATCGGCAGGTTGTATACGCCTTCCAGATCCACCTGGCCGCGAGCGCCCGCTTCGATAGCAGAAAGCGCGACACCGACCAAGGCACCGGACACCACCACACCACCAGCCAAAACCGCGCCAGTAGAGGTCAGCGGGATGACTTTGCCTGCCTGTACTTTGTTTGTAGCCATGAGAGTTTTCTCCGAATAGGGGTTAAATCAGCCCGGGCGGTACTCCGGGCTTAATAGCCGTTTGGGGCTTAGTGACCGTTTAGGGGTTAGGCGCCGGGGTTTTTAGCCAGGCCACGGTAGTCGAGGGCTTTCACACCGGCATCCATGCGGACTTTGAATTCCACGCCGTCGATGTTCCAGCCGTTCTGCTGTTCCAGCGTCGGGGTCTGGATGCCGTCCAGGTACTGCACTTCGATGGTGTCGAACATTTCCGGGTTGGCGGCCAGGTGCCATGCGGTACCGGTGAGACGCGGATCGGCGATGACTTCGGCGATGTTGCGCACGTAGTTGGGTGCGGTGTTGGCTTTTGCAGCGGCACCCACTTCGAATTCAGACTGGATGGTCTGAATAGCCAGGCCCTCTTTCTCTACCGGCACCAGCATGTATGCCGGAGTGATGTTGAGGTGAGCATCACCCAGCTTCTGCTTACGCATCAGTGCACGCAGTGCATCAACTGAGGCGGTGGAAATGGCCGCTGCTGAACCCAGGTTGTTGTGGTCGGCATGGAACAGGGTTTTGCCGTCGGCCATGTTGGGGTTGCTGTTGAGGATGGCGTACACCAGGTTACCGATGGTGCGGCGTGCAGCGCGGCCCATTTTCTGCGGGATGCGGGTGAACGCGCCCAGATCGTCGTTGATGATCGCCTGGCGGGTGATGCTGAACAGGCTGCCGTAGGTGGCCAGCTGGACGGTTTCGCCGCGATCATTGATGGTGCCCTCTTTGTATTCGGCACCTTCGTCCACTTTTTGCAGATCCGGGAAAGCCCCAAGATCAACGCGGGTGGTGGCCTTGAAGTCCGGCAGCTCGCCCACGCTGGTCCAGCGTTCGAAGGTTTCAGCCGCTTCGTCGTAGCCTTTCAGCATCGCCTTGTTGGCGACGGCCGACAGCAGGTTGCCGAAATCGCTGGTGGAATGAGTGAACGCCGCACCGACGATTTCCAGCTTGCCCATGCCGTAGGCGTTGATGCCGTTCATCTGCAGGGCGTTGCGGGCCAGCTCATACAGGGTGTAACCGGCCATGGGGTTGGAGGCATCCGCCTTAACCAGACCGACACGGGCCGCCAGGGCGTTGGTGACGTCTTCACGATACTTCGCCACCACGGTTGCGTCACGACCACTGGACACGTGCGGCTTGGCGGTCGGCTCGGTACCGGACCCCAGCGCGGCCAGCAGCTTGGCCTGGGCCTGCTCAACGCTGCACTTGAAGTCATCCAGGCAGGTGTCGAGGATGGCGCGGTGCTGATCTTCAAAGCCTTTGAAGGCGGCGCGGATGCCGGCACGGCGGTCGCGTTCCGGTTGCAGCGGATCGTCGCCTTTCGCGGCGGGTTCGATGATTTCGATGATGTTCAGGATGTTGCCCTGTTCATCAACCTCTGCCAGCACCAGGTTACCCTGAGCGTCACGGACTTTCTTACGCATAGTGATTCCACCTTTTGGAGTTTCGGGAGTTGCTGAGGGTGCGGCGGTGCCGCGCGGTTGTGCGGGTGTTGCGGGAGTCTGTACCGAGCGTTGCCCGGTAATCTGAGCCGGAGCGTGGGCAAAACCCATGCGGGCCAGGTCGAAGTTAGCGGATGCAGCCAGATCCACCGCTGCACTGGTTTCGTCGGCAAAGCCAGCGGCGACGGCCTCGGTACCTGTGTACCAGGTTTCTTGGTCCATGATGGCGGTGACGTCTTCGGTGCTCAGCCCGGTGCGACCGGTGTATACGGTCAGCAGGCTGGCCTTCACCTTGTCGAGCACTTCCGCCTGCTTGCGCAGTTCATCGGCATCACCTACTGCCCCGCCCCAGGGGTTGTGAATCATCATCAGGGCGTTTTCCGGCATGATGATGCGATCACCCGCCATGGCGATAATGCTGGCCATGCTCGCTGCCAGGCCGTCGATATGCACGGTGACGCTGGCTTTGTGATTCTTCAGCAGGTTGTAGATGGCGGTGCCATCAAAAACGCTACCGCCGGGGCTGTTGATGTGCAGGTCGATGGCGTTCAGATCACCCAGGGCTTTCAGATCCCGCGCAAAGTCTGAAGCAGTAATGCCCCAGTAGCCAATTTCGTCGTAAACGTAGACCTCAGCCGCGCCGGGGCTGGCGGCTGCCTTGATGCTGTACCAGCTTTTACCGTCTGGCTTGATCGGGGTGACCGATGCGCTGGCCATAATGCCGGGCAACGGCGCGGCCAGGGCGCCGACAATCGCCAGCGTCATGAGTCGTTTTTTCATGGGTTTGCCTCTTGGTTTGAGGGGTCAGTCTGCGGGACTGTCGGGGATGATTTCGGTCGGGCCACCGGGCGGCGGCGTCACTTCGTTCTCGCGCACCTGCTGCTGCCACTGTGCCCAGAGGTCGATCACCTCATCAGGGTTGCCGCCCGCGCTGCGGATAATCTGCTGCGGGGCTTTGGTCATGTTACCCAGGGTGATACGGTTGCCGTTGGCTTCTCTCTGCGGGTCGATCCACGGCATCTGCGGGCCGAAGTAGTCAGCGTCGTAGAGGCTGTCCATGTCGATGTCATCGGGCAATTCAATCTTGCCGCTCATCACCGCCATACGCAGGAAACGCTCATACACCGGGCGGGTAACCATATGGACGAACCAGCCGGTCAGCAGCTGGTAATCCTCCCAGCTTTCAACCAGTTCCTGCCGCTGGGCGCTGTAGGTGCCGTTGTAGTTTTTGCTGCTGGCTGAGTAGCTGCACCAGGTGCCACCAGCCACGGCACGCTGCATGGCATCACGGTAGGGCGTCAGCAGCCCGCTCGGGCGGTTGCTCTGGATGGTACCTACATCTTCGCCGGGGCGTAGATCATCGAACACGGTACCGGGGCTGATCTCAAACAGGCGATTGCCTTCGGTGTCGGTATCGTTGTCCAATGCGGTATCGCCGTACATCTCCGGCATACCCTTGCGGATGTAGAACGCCATAGCGGCGGCGATCCGGGCGGCGACCTGCTCAGCCTCTTCGTAATCCTTGAGATTGTTAAGGCGGTCCATCACGGCGGCGAACACGCTGACGCCACGGTTCTGGTGCAACCGATCGATCAGCTTGAGGTGGTGGATCAGGTCTGCATTGACGGCCTTGGTATCTGCAGAGGTCACCAGCCGGGTCATATCGCCCGGGTGCGAGGTCAGCAGGTAGTAGTAGTTTGCGCGCCCCCAGCCGTTGCGCTGAATGCCTTGGCGGATATTTCGGCCGCTGTCGTTCAGTTCAATCGGGCAGTAGTCGGGCTCCAGCAGTTCAATGCTGTAGGGCACCACACCGAGGTGGGTATATTTGGGCACGTTGCCCATTACATCTTTGATCAGCGCCTCACCATCGCGGAACCAGGTACGGCCCAGCAGCTGCTCAGACATGGCCAGCGAAAGCTCGCCGGTGGTTTCTGGCGACTTGGCCCAGCGCTTACGCAACTGGCTGATCTTCTTCGCGAGTTCGCGATCAATACTGCCGTCTAACTTCTTCGGCATCGGCTCGACGTTGATGCCGTTCTTGCCAATCACACGGGTGACCAGGGTATTTAGCACGGCCTTGGCCAGATCGTGGTTCTGATCCAGGTGGCGAGCCTGACCGCGCAGGGTTTCTGCTGCGCCGGCCACATGGGTACCGCTGGCGTTGTCGCCCTTATTCTTGCGGGTGCGCCGCGGGCTGGCTGCTTCATAGGCGGCCAGCACCTGACGCGCACGCGCGCGGCTCACCGCACGCTCTGGCGAAAATGGGGCGATCAGTCGGTCAGTCCAGTGCATCAGTCAAAACTCGCTAGTGAACGGCCACGACGGACACCCGCCGCTTTCTGTGCCGCAGCGCTGGCTTTTGCTTCCCACTCCTGCCGGCCGGCACGGATCTCCGCCAGGTTGGCGCGGGTGAGCTCACGCCCGTTTACTTTGACGGTCTGCCCCTTGAGCACCTTTGCCTCGGCATCGGTGTAGAGCTGGACCATTTCAGCGGCGGTGGTCATGGGTTACTCCCGGTTCAGCCAACCACCCAAGGCGTTACCCCGAGCGCGGCGCTTCTGTTGCGGTTGTGGTTTCGGCTGAGCCTGCTGCTCTTCCACTACTGCCGGCTGTTCTGGCTCGGCGCTGAACATATCGCCCTGGGCCAGATCGGCTTCTATTGCATCCCACTGAGCAGGGCTAAGCAGGTGCAGACGTTCGGCACGGGCGGCGTGGATGGCGTAGCCGGTGCAGTCCCAGGCTTCTACGCGGGAGCCTGCTTTCTGCTGCCAGATCAGTTTGCCGCGCTGGGTGCGGCTGGGTGCTTTGATCTCGCCGGTCATCTGGTCATAGAAGTCAGAGCGCACTTCGGTGTACCAGTGCATGCGCCCTGCCCCGTTGCCCGTCAGTTTCATACGGGCGGCCATCAGGTCTTTGACCTTGTTGACGCCAACGATCCACACCTGCAGGCCGTACTTGGCGGCCTTGTTCATCTTGCTGACGTCTACTTTTTTCGGGGCGGTAACGATCTCGGCGTCGATGCTGTTCGCGCCTTTGATGGCACGCAGTTTCACGCCCCGGTTCGCCCGGCTGCGCACGTAGTGGTACACGGCGTCGTTGGTCTGGCCATCGCCAGAATCGAGGTCGGCAGCGCGGATCCGCAGGGCCCAGCCCTTTTCGTGCTGGTAGGTGCCAAAGAGGATCTGATCGAGCTCGGTCCACACCGGGTCGTTTCGGTCAGCGGTATTGCCGACAGCGGCGATTTCACCCCAGTAGACGAGCCAGTTTTCTTCCCCACGGCCGTGGGCCCAGATGGTGATCGCGAGGCGATCATGCTGGACGTCAACGCCGGCGGTGAGTATCAGGCCGCCGTTGGGGACGGTTTTCTCGGCGTAGGCTTCGGCACGCTGGGACAGTTTTTCTACATCCGGCGCATCGCTCGCGTATTCATACGGCAGGCCCAGAGTGTTGTTGGTGAAGCCGATCATTTTGGATTCGTCGCCCCACTCCAGCGCGTGCTGCGCTTCCAGGTAGCGGCGAACCAGTACGTTCAGTTTTGAGCCGGGGAACGGGCTGTAGAGCTCGTTGATGTAGAAGCCGGCTGTATCACCGCCGGGCTTGTCGGCAATCCATTCGCCCTGACGAACGTTGAGGTTCTTCTGGCGATCGGTCCATTCCACGGCGCAGTGTGGGCAGACGTAGGCGGCGCTGTCCGGATCGGCGCTGCCGTAGACTTCATCGTGCCGGTCTGGGTCTTCATCCCATACGACGTTGGCCCAGGTGAGCACGTGGCGTTCGCCGCACTCATGGCACGGCACCCAGAATTTGCGTTGGTCCGATTTCTTGTAGGCATCTTCAACGCGACTCAGACCTTTAACCGTAGGCGTGCCGCCGAAGATGACTTTGCGGTTTTCGTACGTTTTGGCGCGCTGTTCCAGCAGGTCAACCGAGTCACCCTGACCGCGCACATCGCTGGAGCAGTCGTCGGGCTCTTCCACCGCTACCACGGGAGCAGATAGCGATTTGACGTTGTCCGGTGCGTTGGAGGCGACCAGCGCGAGAAAGCCACCGGGGAAACGTTTGAAGTCCATGCGGTTGCCAGCGGATCGGCTGGTCTCTACGTCGATCAGGTCACGCAGCACCGGCGTTGCCCGCACGGTGGGATCAAACTTCTGATCCAGGTACTTGCGGATGGTTTTCTCTTTCGGGAAGAGCAGCACCACACCGCAAGGATCCAGGTGGATCCGCTTCGCCAGGTAGTTGTTCCAGACACCATCGGTCCACGCCACCTGGGCGGACTTCATGCACACCACTTTGCGGATGTAATCATCATCCAGCGCGTTGAGCATGCCCGGCACCCAGGGTGTCAGGTCGGTGGTGTATTTGCCGGGGCTGGCGGTCTGTTCCGCCGCCATCCAGCGGTATTCGTTCGCCCAATCAGCCGTCGACATCTGGCGCGGCGGAAGCAGTTTCTCCAGCGCGCGACTTATCACCAGCTCCAGTGTTTCCTGCAGCTGTTGATAGGTGTGTAAGGATGTGTCGAGCATGAGTGTCGAGAATATCGATATCCAGGTTGATGTCGTGGGCGAGGTCGATTTCGTTCTTCAGCTTGGTGAGGCCAGTCATCATCCCTGAGCGAATCGCAATGGCCATGTCAGTCAGGCGGCGTTCAACGTCATCGGCTGGAACTAGCTTGCCCACCATTTCCCCGATCTTGATCTCTTCCGCATCACCGCGGAGACGGTCTAGCCGTTCCTTCGCAGACTCGCGGGACTTGTTCGTCGCCCGCTCCACCAGCCAGTCATGCACTTCAATCGTGCTGTACTGGTTTTCATGGCCACGCTTGGCAGACTGATAAGGGAACGTCGGGTCGCGTTGGTACTCGGTAAACGAACGCTCACTGATACCGAATATCTCGGCGAGCTGCTTCTTGTTCACCTGCATCGCGGCCACCTGGTCATCTTTGAAATCATTACCCGGCGCCGGTGTCGATCAGCTGAAGTAGGGAGCGCCTCGCATAAGTCACTGATTTATCTATAAGGAAGGAAGTCCTAAGCCATCCCAGATCTGCACGAATTTCGCGATCAGATTGCCCAAATAGCCCCGGGGGCCCAGGAGGACCCATGGCCTTGATGGTCATCGGCGATGATCAGGGGTACAGGTCCGCACGCAGCTCGATGATCTGCATTTCGAGGGCTACGGCTTCACGGCTTAGCGCTTCGATCTTGTCGAGTGGCCGTGCCATCAAGGGGATGGCGTTCAACTGCTGCAGCTGCTGGTCGATCTCGATCACGCGGGCACGCAGTTCATTGGCCTGGTCGATGTTCGTCACTGATCATCCTGATGCTGGCCTTGTCCACGTTGCATGACTGAATCGCGCTGACCAACATCGGTACGTATTCCACTACGCCCGCGTAGGTGTAGCACGCAGCTCTGGTATCGGGGTCGGCTCGGTTAATACTTCCGGGATCGGAATACAGACCGCCGGCGGTTGAACTACCGGTGATGCTCCGCAACCGGTCAGCAGTAGCGTCGGGGATACAAGCAGAAGCACGCACATCACCTGACAAAGTTGAGCGCAGCGCATCGACCTCTCCCCGTAACCGGCTATTGATGTTCTGTTGTTGGCGGCGGTTAATCACCAGCGCCTGGTCGGCCTGCTGATACAGGCGATTGAGCTCTTGCATAGCGCTGGAGGTATTCAACAGCGCCTGCTCAGTCTGGGTCAGCTGCTGCTGCAGTTGGCCGTTCTGCTGGTACCGATCCAGCAGCAGCCAACCCATCAGACCAACAGCGCCAAGCACTGCAGCTAGCAGATAGATTCGCAGACGCATCAGTCCTGCCCCGCTGCCTGCTCTCCCTGACGGATTCGCTTGCGTTGGTAATACCAGTTAACGCCGGTAGTAATGGTCACCATAATGGCACCGACCGCTCCGGCATTGTTGTTTAGCCATTGCAAGGCATCACCCAGCATAAGGCCGCCGCCGGCGGTATATGTGAGCCCAGCAGCCAGCCGCTGCACAGCGTCGGCATGTTGGTCGAGGTTCACTCGGCGCTCCTTACTGATTGGTTGCGATGACATCTGATGATTCCAGGCCTGATAAACACAGGTCGCGCTCATCAGCGCGCCGATTCACCAACCCTGGCCATTTCTTCCCACCGGCGTACACCCAGCGATCCAGCTCCCGGCAGGCATCACTGCGCAAACCGGCATTGGCCAGCCGCCGAAGCGTGCTGGTACTGGCCGCGCCTATGCCCACGTTGTAGGTCCAGCTGGTGTAGGCCGCGAATTCCTCAGTGCTCAGCTCAACGGTAAACATCCGATCAACCGCGTCAGCGTAATCAAGCACCTCTGCACTCAGCAGCTGGGCACACTCGGGGATGGTGGCGGTATCGCCCATCTGAACGTCACGGATGTGACCAAAGCAGATGGTCGGAATACCCACCGGATCACGATACGCCTTGAGCTCTTTGCCCTCATAAGACGCAACCAACCCCACCGCCAGTGCCACAGCAGCAATGAAGGCGCGGGGTTTCATCATGGGAGGTACCGAACTTAAGGCAACAAAAAAGCCCGGCGGGGTTAACCGTCGGGCTTCTGTATGCGCATTGATCGCAATCTATGTGAAAGAGACTAGATTAGTCTCAGGCGAGGGTCAAACATTATTTTTAGAGCCGCCAACGGGCACACTCCCGCGCCGCCCTGGCAGTTTCGCGATGCACTTCACCATAACCAGAGAACTGACGGTGTAGTCTTTCGATATCACTCACTGCCCGCGCAAGCGACAATTCGTAATATGACTCCACCCAGTCATGGTCAAACACAGTACGCCCCTGCGGGGTGCCATAGTCAAATAGCCGTTCCGGGCACTCAGGGCTAACGACGATACAGCCAACATCCAAACCCCGTTCGCGGACCAGGTTCTTCAAACGCCTCGCTTCATTCGACGAACGGCAAACCACCCGATCCCCATCCTTCAAGCTATCCAGCATCAAGGTGGTGCGCCCCGTCCGCCTTGCTGACTGCGTGTAAATCCTCACCATTGCCTGCAGCGCGTTTCCAATACCGAAGAGATCCATAATTAACCCCTCCCAGCTTTACGGGCAGCACGGCGTTCAGCAGCGGCAGCCATCGCACCCGCCCCACTCCGCACCTTCTTCTCTGCCGGCAGCATAAACAGGATATGCTGGTGGGCCTTGGCCAGTCGGCGGAAGTAAGTGGATCGGCTACATCCGCAACGGTACACCCGTTTGGCTTCAGGCGCATCCTCATGGCGGTAGTGCTCTACCACCACCGTTTTCAGGTCGGCACCCAGCTTCACCACCGCCTGGTCGATCTCATAGTTCGGATCGTAGCTGTCCGGCTGGGCAGCGGTGCCCGTGCTGCGGATGATCATACCGCCGTTATCCACGGCGCCGCCGATGGGGTTCTTGCCATACCCCAGGCCCACCACCACGCCGCCGGTTTCGCACCACTCGGCCCAGGCCTTCAACCGCACATCGATCCAGGCGATGGTGGTCGGTTCCCGCTGTTGATCCAAAGTCTCTGCTGCATCACCCATGATTCACCCCCTGCTCACCGCGAATTAACCCGCCGACACTTTGAAAAACACCGTTCTCAATGTGTCGGAAGAAGTGTCGGAAATTATTTCCCTTAACTATCAAACCTTTATTTATATTTCCGACACTTCCGACACTTCCGACACTAAAAAACAGACTCTCACATGTACGCGCGCGCCCGCGTGAAGCGTCTGTGAGAAAAAGTGTCGGAAGTGTCGAGGCCCCGCCATTGCTGGGCTCAAAGTGTCGGAAGAAGCGTCGGACAAAGTGTCGGAAGTGTCGGACCATCACTGGACCTCCCCCTTGTGGTACCGCCCCACCTCCTGATTAGCCGCCTGGCAGCACTTCTCAATGCACCGCACACGCTCAGCCGGATTCTCAGGCACCCAGGTATCAGGCACCCAGACGCGCTTCGTTCGGCGCTCGGTATCGGCCATCGGGTGCTGTATATCCACCCGTTCCTGCCGCAGAAACCGCTTAAGCTCACCGCTGAACTTACGGTGGCTCATCACATACTCCCGTGATTTTTCGCACCACCGCTGATACGCCAGGTAGAGATCATCATTCACCACCGGCCCCAAGGGGATAGGAAGATCACCGCTGGCCCATTGCCGATAAAAATACTGAGGGCTCGGCATCGACATATCGATCAACGATTCCTTCGCCTCAGTGCTCGGCGGTGCGTCATGGGGCGTAAAATCCGCCAGATCCAGATCCACCAACCAGTTGTAGAAAGCCTCAACACCGCCATCCTCAACCCATGAACCCAACTCCTGGTAATACGACTTCGGTTTCGGCTGGCCCATAAACAACGCCAGGTAACGCCGATCCCCGTAGTCCAGCTCAAGCGGCTGCGTATTGTTCGACAGAAACACGAAGTTCATCAGGTTATCCTCTTCGCGTTCCGGCAGGTTCTTTTCATTGATGATGTGCTTATCGCCCGTCACCATATGCTTGAGCTGGCCCTTGTAGTGCGCCTTCTCCGCCCGGCTCACCACCTCCTCAGCCACCACAAACAGCTTATGGCTCTTCCAGGTGGTAAAGGTGCTTTCCAGCTGCGCCTGCCCTACCGTGATGCCATACCGGCCATACATCCGCTTAACCACCTGCTCCCACAGAAACGATTTACCCGTTCCCTCAGCACCGTAGTTAATGATCGAGCTCTGCATCTTCGCGCCCGGGTTCTGCAGCGGATACGCAATCCACTTGATCAGCCAGCGGTAAACCGTCTTATCCCCGCTGGCCATCCACCAGATATGGTTAAGGATCGGTTTAACATCCTCTTCAGTGGCCGGCCCTCGCTGCATCGGCAGGCCGTCATACAGGTTCACATACTCGTTGACGTCATAGCGGCCCGATGGATCAAACACCACGTTGCGCACCACCACCCGTTCTTCCGACGATTGCCACGCCTTATACCGCTCAGCACCCACCGCCTCTTTCAAGTGCGATAGCCGCATGATCTTTCGCTGTATCCCATCGAACACCGTATCGGTGCCATAGATCAGCGCGAAGTGGTGCTTCAGGTCGAACAGCGCCGGAACAACCATCCCCCTACGTTTGGCTCCGCCCTGCCCGGAGGGAGAGCGAGGGAGGTCATCACTTTCATACTCTGGCGGTATCTCTTCCGGTAGGGGCGGTTCATCATTCGCCGCACGGGCGCCGCGCTCCACCGCCTGCATCACCTGGTCGCGGACTGCGTCCAGGCCCTGGGATACGTGGAGGTCGTTGAAGTCGGATAGGCTCATACAGACTCCACCTCATCAGCGTTTTTCATCCTTGTTCCTCGCCAGTATTCAACCTCCGACCGGTTGAATACTGGCATGTCACACCAACGCCAAACGTCCGAATCTGGAAGATAAGTAGCCCCCATCAATACACTTCCGTCGAAAGCCATAATATCGACAGCTTTTAAGCCAGTTGGGATGTCTTCCCAATCTGTATCTTCAACCGACTCCCAGTGACTCACCTGATCCACTAGCAAACGAACACTATTAACAACTTCGTCTATTTCGAAACTGTGGTTGATACCGAATACTCCAGCGATCCGGCGTATACCCCGCTCCCACCGATCTTTCCGAACCAACTGGCCATCATCACGAAACTCCAGGTCTTCCAGATCAGCGTCACGAAACTCAGGCATTCTCAAATCCCGCTCGGTGACTTTGCGTTTACTACTCATGCCGCCTCCAAAAACTCAGGCACCAGTACAACACCACCCACTTCCGCAGCGGCCTGCTTGGCTTTCGTCACACCGGGGTTACCTTCGGTTTCAGTGTCGTTATCCGCGCAGAACACCAACAGCGTGTCGGGGTAACGTTCGCGCAGCGCCTTTGCCACCGTGGGCAGGTTGCCGCTATCGATCGCCATCACTGCCGGATAACCGGTGGCCATGTGCAGACTCGCTGCCGTGGAATAGCCTTCGGCCACCAGCAGGGTTTCAGGGATATCATCAGCGGTCAGATCAAAGCCGATGCCATGCATCAGGCCCGACTTACGCCCGCCTTTGAAAAACGTCTTTTTGCCGGTTTTGTAGATCACCTGCAGGTTATGGATCACGCCGTTGATATCGCGCAGCGGCACAATCACCGCATCGCCACTCAGGTAGCGGAACGAACGCGGATCGGTATCTTTATCGCGGTTGTTCGCCTCGGTCAGCGCCGAACCGCACTCGGTATTACCGATCAGCAGCCGGGTGTCGCAGGTATCGGTATTCACCTCGGCAAACATCGCCAGCTTGGCAAAACCCACCCCGAAGGCATTCACCTTCTTGTTGGCGATATAACTGGAACGGCCCACCGGCTTCACGTTGTGCTCGGTGAAAAGCTGCTGGCACAGCTTAGCCACCGCAGCGGCCAGTTTCGCATCGTGCGCCGCCTGAAGCTTGGCACGCTCTGCCGCCTTTACTCGGCGCTTTTCTGCTTCAATCCGCAGCCTCTCCTGTTCCTGGTCGGTCATTTCACGAGGCACCCAGCCTGCCTGTTTAGCTAGATAGACCAAAGAACCAAGCGTTGCAGTCTTTTCACGACCGTAGGTTTTAAGCCCCTTCCATGTGTTTTTAACAACCTTGGCGTCATACTTGTCGTAACGGCTGGACCACGTATCCCAAGCGTCAAAACCAGCATCGCCGAACTCATTTTTTAGTGCACCGCCCATGCTGATCCACAACTCGCGATCAGAATCATTAAGGTACTGAAGCGCCTCAGCGGCATCCTCCAGGGTGTAGTCTCTGCGTTCCATCATGCCCCCCTTATGCGTAATCCATTTGCCAGCAGGGAAACCCCGTGGCCTGATTGCAGTGCTGGGTTACGTGCACCAACACCAACTCAGGTTCATCGAAATAGGCCTGCAAAAAAGCCTCGATCAACTCTGGATCACGCTGATCCCAATACTGGCCGGTATTGCCAAAGAACTCAGTGCACAGGCGGTCATGCTTTTCCGCATCCCACTGATACAAGCGATCCGAATAGACTGACTTTGCCGGCAGACCCTCATACTGCGTGTTGGCGAACAGCAGAAATGAATCGTAGTTATAGGGATGTGTTGTGGGCGTCCGCTTCAGAACAGCGGGCTTACCCGCATCATCAAAGCCGATCCAGACCAGCGGCCCATAAGTACGGAAACGGCTCATCACGCCACCCTCCGTTCAACCTGGTAGTGCTCACCCTGATCCAGCCATCCGGCCACTTGATGCAGCACCTGGTGGCGCAGGTCATCGATAGAACCGTCATTCACCACCACAAAATCGATCAGCGCCTCCGGCAGCGGCATTTCAGACACATGGCCATGCACCGCTGCTAGGCCCGGGCGGGTGATATGGATCACCACCCCACCGCTCTGGCGAATCCAGCGCGCCTCTTCGGCGAAACGGCAATCGGTGAACACCACCACATCACCGTCGTAGCGTTCATCGGCATCAACGGCCAGCAGCTCCTCCAGGCCCAGCGCCGCGCGCTTCACCCAGGTATCCGGGCCAAACACATCACGGATACTCTCGGTACCCAGCAGTTGCAGCACCTGCCGCGGCGAATAGCCCCAGTAAGGGATCACCTTCTCTTTAAGGTCCCGGTCCGTCATCTGCTCCAGCGTCAGGCCGAAAATCTCCATGGCCGCACGACGCAGCGGATCGGCAAACGCCCGCTGCTGCCCGGTGACATGCTCCAGAATCAAACCGGCCAAGGTGTCTTTGCCGCTGTTGGCGCGCCCGGCGATGCCTATCAACTTCATCCTGAATCCCCTGTATAGCTGACCAGTACGGCCGTTTGTCTAAAAAAAAGAACCACCACCGCCTAGACTGAAATTGTCAGTCAGGCGGCGGTGGCTCCTTCTTCATCTTCGAAATAAGAGTTCGCCGGGACTTCTCCGTTGGTTTTGCGCTCGATGGCATTAGCCAGCTTATAGCTGGGTGTGCGATGACCACCGGCCAACTGGTAGAGATACGCAACAGTCGTACCCGCTGCCGTTGCCAGAGCCTTGCGCTCTTCCGCGGTGTGATCCTTAAGCCACTTGCTTAGCTTCATCGGTGCCTCCTATACGAACACCGGAAACTTTAGCATCGCGCTAAATTTTCAGCAAGAAAGCATTTAGCACAATGAATATTTATCACAATGCTAAACAGTCGGATAATCAGCGAATGGACGTAAACAAAACCAGAATCATCAACTTACGCACGCTGATCGCTGAATCGAACCTCACCCAAGAGAAGTTCGCCGAACGCTGCGGCACATCAGCTAGCACCCTGAGCCAGATCCTTTCTCCAAAAGGGAAACGCGGGCTCGGGCCAAAACTAGCGCGCAAAATTGAAACCGCGATGCAGCTCGAAGAGGGCTGGTTAGACACCCCTCGCCAATCAAACAACGACACACTCGCTGCATCTTTTAAATACGCACCGAAAATCATAGATCTCAAAGTTGAAGACGCCTTCGTAAAACAACCAGGTGCACAGCACCACCCTGCCCTCATGCCAATTTCAGGATGGGATAGCCAAACCCCGCTTGAAGATGACGAAGTAGAGGTACCCCTGTTCATGGAAGTAGAACTTGCCGCCGGGACCGGTGCGACAGAGGTCGTAGAACGCCAGGGCCCGAAGATCCGCTTTTCTCGTTCAACCATGCGCAGCGCCGGCGTGCAGCCGGAACACGCCGCTGCCTGCTTCGCCAAAGGCGACAGCATGGGCAATGTGGTACCGCATGGTGCAGCTGTTGGCGTCGATACCAGCTGCACCGATATCATTGATGGCGAAATATACGCCATTGAGCATGGCGGCATGCTGCGCATCAAATACCTGTACCGCCTGCCCAATGGCGGCATCCGCATCCGCAGTGAAGAGCGCAACGAATACCCCGATGAAGATCTATACGGTGACCAGCTCCATGACTTCCGTATAATCGGATTCGTATTCTGGATCTCAACGGTGCGCAGACGCCGATAATCCCAAACCAGGCGCAGGATGCAGTCGTGCCGACAAGGAGAGCAAAAACCATGAAGAAAGCCCTTACCGCCGCAGTGATCGCGGCTTCATGCCTCGCCGCCTCCCAAGCACACGCCCTTCGCGTCGATAAACCCGGCGGCGGCTCGATCCTGATTGACGCAGGCGACTCCATCGTTAAAGCACAATCAGCCCTTGGCCGCGCCGCCCGCTGGGATACCGCCAGGGTCTGCAAACAACCCACCCGCTCATCCTGCCGGGGCGACACCGGCTGGGGCACCCGTCACCAGTACATCGTTAACGGCCGCACCTTCATCATTGACGAGTATGACGGCGTGATCACCCAGGTTGATGTGATGCGCTAATCGCCACCCGCAATAAGGAAGGGACCATGGGCACCACCATCAACATGCGCCATTGTGAGCAGTGCAACAAAGTCACCGAACACATCGAGCACCCACCCAACCACATACTAATGCTACTGCTGGCCATCGTGTTCGCTGGCCTGGTGACCATCCTGTTTGGCGGTGCCATCGCCACGGCAGTCATCGCCTTTCTCGCCTTCTGCGTCTTTGTGTGGCTCCCGGCCATAGGCCTGCAACGCTCACCCCAGTGCCGAGCCTGCGGCACCAAAACGGGGTTCTGGAAGCTGTAAACCCAGCACCAACACCAAAATAGCCCGCCGAGTGCGGGCTTTTTTATGCCTACTACAAAGAAACTTCTACTTCCTATCTCATTGATTTAGCAGAGTGCGCAAAACTTTAGCACCTAAAATGCTAAATCTCGCTTGATCAATCTTTAGCATGAAGCTAAATTTACTCCCAGAAACGCCAAACAGGGAGTTTAGCAACATGATCACACTCGCACCCCGCGAACTCGAATACGTTGAGCTAACCCGCGACGGGCTCAGCACCAAAGAGATCGCCAAAGTCACGCACCGCTCACCCGGTACCGTTGAAGGCACCGCCCGGCGCGTGCGTTTCAAACTCAACGCCAAAAACCGGCTGGAGTGCGTGCTGAATGCGGTGCGCGAGGGCTTTATCTCCCTGGGGCTATTGATCGCCATCGGCGCACAGGCACTCGGCATCGGCCCGGCGCTGGCCGACAACGTGGCGGAACTGCTCAGCAGCAACACCACAGACCCGATCAACCACCCCGACCGCCCGGCACCCCGTGGCGGACGCAGCGGCCGAAACACCCGCAGCAGCCGATCCAACCGCAGCGGGCGCAACAGCCGCAACGGCCAGATCGCTCCCCAGCTGTTCGCCGACTTCAACACCGCCAGCCCCGCCGAACGCCTCGCCATTCTGGACGAGCTGACCAACGGCTACGCCGGCGGCATCTACCAAACCTACGACCTCAACTGGCAGGCCGAACCCCAGCAGGAGACACGCGCATGAGCACCGTACTGGTACACCCCACCGTCAGCAGCTGTATCGACAAAATCCGCAACCTGCAGGCCACCACCGGCCGCCTGGTTGTCATCGACGGCACCGGCAAGGTCGCCAAATTGGTCAACACCCGTCGCCTGCGCGCCGCGCTCGCAGAAGCGGATACCGGCAACCTGCCGGCGGCATAAGGGAGGGGATGAAAATGTCTCGATACATGGAGTTTTTCTACCTCGATTCGACTAACGCCGCGAGGTACACCGGAATCGGCGCAGCTTTCAAAACCGATAGCGAAACCACCAACGCTTTCGATAGCTACAAAGCGCTAGAAGTAGACCCGAAAGAAGCCCAATTCGCGCTAGATCTTTATGAAGAGAACGGCGACATAGCTGCAACCCTCTTCCTTGCCACTGAAACATTTGAAGCACTCAGCAATAGCGCATGCCTTAGCGAAGAACTCTATATCGCTAACGACGCGGCCTACTGGCAAAGACAGCAGAGGGAAACGGTATGAACCTGATCGAACGCGCACGTTACTACCGCGAACAGCACAACCACCCGGATGGCGTGATCATCATCGCCCACGGCACTGAATACGCGGGCTGGATGAACGAACTGCGCAACCCGGAAATGTGGACGCCCGGCTGCATCGCCATCGACCCAGAAGGCAACCAATGGGAAGCCACCGGCGGCGGCTATCGCACCGCCGAGCGCTGGGAGGTGCGGTCATGAAAGCACGTCCGATGTTATTTACCGGAGATATGGTCCGCGCCCTGCTGGACGGACGAAAAAGGCAGACCCGGCGCTTAGTACCTGAGTGGCAACTGCCGAAGCTAACCCATGATGCCACTGAATACATGTCAGTCGCGCAGCGCCACCCGCAGTGGGGCTTCGGTGTCTTCGGCAAAACCGAACAAGAATGCATGAACAACTACAACACTGAGTATGGCGGCCTGTGCCCGTTCGGCCGCACCGGCGACCTTATTTACGTCCGTGAAAAAACGATCAAGGTCGAAGAGCACGGCTATCTCGGCCCCGTCTATGCGGCAAGCGAACTAGGCACCGAAATTCTAGATACAGGCCTGCGCCCCGCCCCCGATGACATGACCGAGGTCGAGCCCTATGACATCAGGCTTCGCCCCTCCATCCACATGCACCGCAGTGCCAGCCGCATCACCCTGCGCATCACCAGCGTCCGTGTTGAGCGCCTGCGGGATATCAGCGCCGCAGACGCTGCTGCAGAGGGGTGCGATAAGCCGGATCTGCCGAGGGCGGTAGGCGGAGTCGCTGGCGACTTCGTTGCTGATGAACGCACATCATTCGCCATTCTGTGGAATCGAATTAACGGCTCTGGAAGCTGGTCAGCCAACCCCTGGGTCTGGGTAATCGAATTCGACGTCATCAAAGCCAACGTCGATGCCGTCATCAAACAGATGGAGGCCGCCGCATGACCACCCAACACATCCACGGCCTCAGCATGCAAGCCGCCGCCCGCACCCTCGGCACCACACGCCCGCAGCTGTTCAAGTTCCTGCGCGAACAGAAGCTGCTGAACAAAGAAAACATCCCAAGCGTTCGCGCCCAGAAAAGCGGCTGGCTCACCTTTGACACCCGCAAATTTACAAACCCGGTAACCGGCATCCCCGACGAATACGCCGTGCCCCTGGTCACCGGCGCCGGACTGATCTGGCTACAGGAACAATTTCACCCACAAGACAAAGACACAGAGGCCGCCTGATGCGCACCACAGACGTCAACCTGACCGAACGCCACCTGCAGCAGATAGAACACGCCATGCAAAACGCCCGCGCCGCGCTGCAGATCAACGGCACAACCGCCCAGCAAGCCAACGAAGCCGTCACCGAACTTAACGCCGCCCTGCGCCTGCTCGAAATACCCGAATGCCCACTACTGCCCGCACCGGCAGCGGCATAAACCAGCAGTACCACCGACAACCCAAGGGGAAATCAATGAACAAGCACCGTCCCGATCTCTTCATCAACACGCTGTCCACCATGGACTACGGCGTTACCGCCAACGAACTCAGCGATGACCTCGCCGAACTGCTGCGCGCCGTTCAAGACACCGGCAAGCAGGGCACGCTGACGCTCAAGCTCACGGTAAAGCCTGAATCCCTTGCCACCGGCCAGGTCGGCATCATCGCCGACACCACCCTCAAGGCACCGCAGCAGCCCAAAGACAAGGCGTTCATGTTCATGACACCGGACGGCAACCTGCAACGCGAAGACCCGCGCCAGAAGCGCCTCCAGTTTGAGGCCCACGAAGGCGCCGCCGCCGCAGCACCGATCGCTGCTGAAGAAGCACCGGCACCCCGCGCCGTGCAACAGGCATAAGCCACCACCCACCGATCCATAAAGAGGAACAGTAAATGGAAACCCTGACCGACGTTCAATCCGCCATCAATGCCGGCATGACCATGGGCAAAGTGTTCGAAATCAACGAATACCCCGCCGTTATGGTCCCAGAAGGCGCCCAGCTCAAAGTCCTGCCGGAGCTGATGCCCCGCCCTGAGCGCATCAAAAAAAGCGTACAACTGCGCACCATTGAAGACTTCATCCGCTACCACAACCGCTACGCCAACAAAGACAGCACCGTATTCGCCAATATCGATACCGGCAGCTTTAAAAGTGTGATCGACTACCACGAAGCACCCTGCTTCGCTGATAACTGCGACCACACCGCAAACTACACCTGCCCGGAAACCAATGAATGGGCATCCTGGAAGCGCCATAGCGGTGACTGGATGAAGCAGAACGAGTTTGCAGAGTTCCTGCAGGACAACCACCTGCAGATCTACAAACCCAAGGAAGAAGAATTCAAGCCGGAAGAGCTTGATGTGGTGGTCGACAAACTACCCGACAGCACCACCATGATCGAAATCGCCAACACCCTGCAGGTCACCAGCGAAAGCAAAGTCACCCAGGGCCAAAACCTGCACAACGGCGCTATGCGGATCTCCTACACCGACGAAGTCGACGGCCGCGCCGGGCCCAACAATGAAATCGAAATTCCCACCTACTTCCTGCTCGGCATTCAGCTGTTCAAGGGTGGCAACCACTACATGATTCTTTGCCGCCTCAAATACCGCAAAGAAGGCCCCTCCGTGCGCCTGCGCTATGAACTGGTGCGCCCGCACAAAGCCCACGAACGTGCCGTGCTCGATGTCATCAAGCGCCTGCGCGGTGAAACCCCGGTAAAAGACGCCGACGGCAAGCCGACCGAAGAAACACTCCCCGGCATCGAACAGGGCCACATCTACGAAATCGTCAGCTGACACCAAACCCCGCGGGGCACCCGCCCCGCCCATAACCCGAGGGACTGACCATGCTCATATTCACCCGCAACGTCGATGAAGCCTTTCACATCGGCGACAACGCCAAAGTCACCGTACTGGGCATCAAAGGCAACCAGGTACGGATCGGCGTCGATGCACCGAAAGACACCCGCGTTGACCGCGCCGAAATTCGCCAGCGCCGCCTCAATGAAGAAGCAATCCTGCGCCGCGTCTCCGTCTATCAGTACGCCTTCGACTGCACCAACGGCGGCAGCAAACTGACCGAAATCGCCGCCAACTGCGAAGAAGACGCCCTCGCCTACCTGCACAGCCAGTTCCGCGGCATCGACCCGAAAAGCCTGATGCTGGATATCACCTGGTACCCGGAACTGCTGATCAAAGACGACCTTGGCCGCCTCGATCCGAAACAGGCCGCCACCCTCACCAACCTGCGCGACACCCTGCGCCACAACGCTACCCTACCCGTCACCCTGATCGACTCCACCCTTGAAATCACCGAGGAGGCCGCATGAGTAACCACATCACAGTGGGGTTTAAATTTCCCGATGATGCCGAAATCCCACGCGAACTGCTCAACCTCGGTGGCGAATTTATGGGTGCCGAAATCTACGCGGCGGCCTGCTACGACATGTTCAAAACCATGGAAATAGCCGAAGAAGCCATCGCCAATAGTTTCACTAACCTGAGCTCCGATGCCGCGAACGAAATTAATAAAGTCATCGCTCAAAACATGAAAAGCAGGAGATCAGTATGAACTGCTCAAGCTGCATAGAAGGCATCTGCACCAACGGCTGCGCGAGCAACTTCCGCATGCCCAACCTGGTTGCACCCGCTGCCGACAAAGCCATCGCCGCCGCCAAGCATGACCCCAAAACCCTCAGCGAAGCGCGCGCACTCGACATGGCCCGGATCCGCGCCCACATGGAACACATGCACCCGGGCCGCATCCCCTACGCCATCAAAACCATCACCCAAATCGCCTCCGGCCAGCGCCGCTACAACGACCAGAGCCAGGTGAAAAGCGAAGACCGGAGCGCCGCATGAGCACGCAGCCCAAGGAAAAGCCCCGCACCAAAACCCTGTTCATGCTAATGGCTGAGTTCGATGGAGCCCCGGCGGTAGAGCTCAAGCGCTGTTACCACTATCTGGGGTACGACACCGCTGCCCACGCCGAGCGCGACGCCTGCGAACGCGGCCTTGAAGTCCCCTGCTTTCGCTCTCGCAACAGTCAAAAAAGCAAACGGATGGTGCACCTGGAAGACCTCGCCAAGCATATCGACCGCTACGCCGAAGCCGCCCGGGACGAGTTCAACAAAATTCATGGGAGAGCAGCATGAACCCGAAACACTTGATACACGCCATCAAGGCGAGCCTTAGCCGCAAACCGACTGCCCAGACCATGCTCGGTTGCGAACCACGTATGGAACCGGCCAAGCCGAAATACACCGATGTGATGGTCGATCTGGAAACCCTAAGCCAGCAACCCACTGCCGCCATCCTCAGCATCGGCGCCGTCGCATTCAACCCCGAAACCGGTGAGCTCGGTGCCACGTTCTACACCGTGGTAGACCTGCAGAGCTGCATCGATGCCGGCCTGACCATCGACGGCGGCACCTTCTACTGGTGGCTAAAACAAGCCCCTGCCGCGCAGGAAGCCATCATGGAACAGACCGTGGACGTCACAACACTCAGCGACGACCTACCTCAAACTGAGTCAAACATGAGACGCCTTGACCAGGCGCTAATATCGTTCATGGATTTCATTAATCGCAAAACCGTCGGTGAGCGTCATGTGCATCTCTGGGGTAACGGTTCAGACTTCGACAACGCCATCCTCGGCAACGCCTACCGGGCCAGTACCCTGCCGATCCCCTGGGCGTTCTGGAACAACCGCTGCTACCGCACCCTGAAAAACCAGTTCCGCGACATCAAGCTAGACCGCAGCGGCACCCACCACAACGCCCTGGACGATGCCATCACCCAGGCCGAACACGCCATCCGCCTGCTGCAGCACAAACGCGAAATCGAGCGCAAAGCAGCCCTCATCGATGAGAGGAAAGCGGCATGACCTACCAACCCAGCGAGAACCAGTGCGACCGCTGCATCCGCGACCGGGATAACTGCCTCGGCAATCTCGACTTCAGCGGCATGCTCAAAACCGCCCAGATCAACAACCAGCACGGTGAAACCACCATCGTCCTGTGCGACCAGTTCGAAGCACCGCAGGAGAGCGCCGCGTGAACCTGTTCAGGGAAATAATCGTCGACAACTTTGCCGGGGGTGGTGGCACCTCCACCGGCATCTACCAGGCCACCGGGCGCCACGTGGATATCGCCATTAACCACGACCCGGACGCCATCGCCATGCACGCGATGAACCACCCGCATACCCGGCACTACTGCGAATCCGTATGGGAAGTAGACCCCCGCGAAGCCGTGCAGGGTATGCCGGTGGCCCTCTGCTGGCTATCGCCCGATTGCAAACACTTCAGCAAGGCCAAGGGCGGCAAGCCCGTCAGCAAAGAGATACGCGGCCTCGCATGGGTCGCCGTGCGCTGGGCCGCCACCGTCAAACCCCGCGTCATCATGCTCGAAAACGTCGAAGAATTTCAGACCTGGGGCCCCATCCTCAAAGACGGCAAACCCTGCCCGCGTAACAAAGGCCGGGAATTCCGCGCCTTTATCAACGCCCTCAAACGCCAGGGCTACCAGGTAGACTGGAAAGAGCTGCGCGCCTGCGACTATGGCGCACCGACCATCCGCAAACGCCTGTTCCTGATCGCCCGCCGCGATGGCCAGCCCATCACCTGGCCCGCACCCACCCACGGCGACCCCAACAGCCCCGCCGTAAAACGCGGCAAACTCCTGCCATGGCGCACCGCCGCCGAGTGCATCGACTGGAGCATCCCCGCCCCCAGCATCTTCGAACGCACCCGCCCACTGGCCGAAAACACCCTGCGCCGCATCGCCCGGGGCCTGCAACGCTTCGTGATCGACAACCCGGAGCCATTTATCGTCCCGCTGCGCGGAACAAGCCAGCACCACACCTCTACCCATGAGACACGGGCGCCGCTATCAGCGATCAGCGCGGGCGGTACGCACCATGCACTGGTCACCCCGTTCATCACTGAACACGCCAACGCCAGCAGCCAACGCAATATGGCCGCCGACGAACCACTGCGTACACAGTGCGCCAGTGTTAAGGGTGGGCACTTTGCGATGGTAGCCCCAACCCTGATTCAAACCGGGTACGGTGAACGTAAAACAAAATATCGCTGCAACCACTGCCAGACAGTTTTCGACTTAGAACCAACCTGTGGTTGCACGGTCTGCGGCGCAGAAGATGACTTAGCCAAACTGCCGGCGCAGAAACCCCGATCTCTTGATATCCATAACCCGCTCGGCACAATCGTCGCCGGCGGCAGCAAACATGCACTGATAACCTCGTTCCTCGCCAAGCACTACGGCGGCAACTACACCGGCCCCGGTACCGACCTGCGCAACCCCATGAGCACCGTCACCGTACGCGACCACCACGCACTGGTGCAGGCATTCCTGATCAAATACTACGGCAACGACAAAGACGGCCTGCAACTGCGCGAACCGTTGCACACCATTCCAACCCGTGACCGCTTCGGCCTGGTCACCATCCACGGCACCGACTACCAGATAGTCGATATCGGGATGCGCATGCTCCAACCCCGCGAACTCTTCACCGCCCAAGGCTTCCCGCTCGACTACATCATCGACCGCGACGCCGAAGGCAACACCATCACCAAAACTAAACAAGTCGCCCGCTGCGGCAACGCCGTACCGCCTCAATTCTCCGAAGCACTGGTACGCGCCAACCTGCCGGAGCTCTGCACCGAACCTATGGAGACAGCAGCATGAATTCAAAAAGAGCCCCAAAAGAAGTTAAGACGCTCTGCGAACATTGCAGCACCGAGTTCGAAATCCGCATGGAGCACAACGCCTGCCTTTCTCAATCGATTTCGAACTTCGACGACTGCCCTAAATGCGGAACCCGCAACGACACCTGGCTGGCGATCAACTGGCAGGGCGCGGCAGAGACTTTTCAGCCTCGCGTCGATCAGTGGATGGCTAAATGCTTCGGCCGTGAAATCTCAGCCGACGTTACCGAACGAAACCACCGGTTTCTTGAAGAAGCTCTGGAGCTTGTTCAAAGCAAAGGCTGCACGGCATCAGAAGCCCACCAGCTGGTTGATTACGTATTCAACCGTCCCATCGGCGAGCCTGACCAAGAAGTTGGCGGCGTGCGCGTAACACTGGCCGCGCTCTGCACCGCTGCAGGCCTTGATGAAAACGAATGCGCAGAAACAGAGCTCAACAGAATCTGGACGAAGATTCCCGAAATCAGCGCCAAACAGGCCGCCAAGCCAAAACATTCACCACTGCCGCAGGAGAGCTAACCCATGGCCAAAGGCATCAACAAAGTCATCCTGATCGGCAACCTCGGCGGCGATCCTGAAGTCCGCTACATGCCCAGCGGCAACGCCGTCACCAACATCACCCTCGCCACCAGCGACACCTGGAAAGACAAACAGACCGGCCAGCCGCAAGAACGCACCGAGTGGCACCGCATCGTCTTCTTCAACCGCCTGGCCGAAGTCGCCGGTGAATACCTGAAGAAAGGCTCAAAGGTCTACATCGAAGGCAGTCTGCGCACCCGCAAATGGCAAGCCCAAGACGGCCAGGACCGCTACACCACCGAAATCGTCGCCGCCGAAATGCAGATGCTCGACGGCCAGAACAACAACGCTGCCGACCAACGCGCCGCCCAGCAGCAACAGGCCTACCAACAGCAACCGGCACAACAACCCCAGGCCGGACGCAACCCCAACGGCAGCCAGACGTCACCCTATGCCGACCAGCCACCCGCCGTCGGTGACAGCTTCGATGACGATATCCCCTTCGATCGCTACGCCCGTGGGGCTGAATACCTGTTGTGACTGAAGAATCAATACGGTAAACGGAGAAATATATGAAAAGGCAGGTATTACAAGATGGTAACGGCTCTAGCCTAATCCAAGTACAAGGGCTGGGAACTTACATACTGGTTGCGGAATACCATCAGAAAGACGACGAGATTAAACGGTTACAGGAGGAAGTGGCGAAACGCGAAGTAGATTGCGACGCCTCCATAAAGTTAATTGAGATACGCGAGAAAGAGCGCGACCAGCTGAAGGCGCAGATCACGCACCTCGGAAAAGCACTACTGGTTGTGACGGATGAGCTTGAATCGTGGAAAGCGACAGAAGAATGCCCCGAGTCCATCCGAGCAATCAGAGAAGGGAAACTAGCGCTGTTGAAATCAGCAAAACAATGCTTAGCCATTCATGATGCAGAGGTGATTGAGCGGTTCAAAGACGAGCTGGTGAAGTCGGTCAACGTGATGTTCCAGCCACACATCGAAGGCGTATGCGCGGTGGTTCAGCAGAGAATTCACTTCAACGCTGAGGAGGTGAAGTCATGAGCGAATTTAAGCGAGAAGACCGATACCTGGTTCTTAAGAGATCTGATATTGCGAAATATCTTGGTGAAGATGACCTGCTCGAACTAGAAGCAATGGCAGAAGAAATAGCCAATCGCCGGATGGATGATGGCCGCTCTAGAGAAATGTACTGCGTGGTAGTCGAACACGACTGGCCGAACTATGTGCATGTTTGGCAGACGGTACAGCAGGTCGCTGAAGGAACTTTCAAAGATCCATCCGCCGAGATTAAGCGGTTGCGAAAAGGCTATGAGCTCGCTATCGATGAGCGCGCCGGAAAGCTCCGAGAGATTGGAAAAAATCGCGACCAGCTCAAAGATCGACTCACCGAATTATATCTGCTACTCGATGAACACTTTGTTGAGTGGGAAAAAGACAGCGGAAAGTGGGACGAATCTGACTGGCATAACCGAGTATCGATAGCTCTCGCCGAAGGCGGTGCAAACCTGACCGCGCATAACCAAAGAATCGTTGAACTTGCCATCACCCCAGAAGCAGTGAAAGAAACGATGCAAATAGTGTGGGATGAGCACACTACCGATACCCAATGTTTTCCACCAGATTTTCACCTCGGGGATGATGGCCTGCTTTACTTTAAAGCTGGCGGGTTTGCCGAAAACTTCGCCGCACAACTCCTCGGCAGAGCCCTTGCCACCATTGAAAATTAACGAGACTGACAATGAGTAACTTCCCTGCCCTGATAAACGGCGACAACCGCCCGCTGCTCTGGTCCTACGCACTCAACCAGGTTGAAGGCGAAAAGCTGCCAACCAACTCGGTCACCATCCTTATGGAGCCAAATACAGACTACGACGAGTCCGGGGAATACCCGGGCCGTCCACTTTCCAGCGTTACCCTCACCCGAGCCGAGCTGCGGGAAATGCTTAAGGCGCTGGATGAAGATATCGAACGACTAAGACGAAACTGTCCAGATATTGAGTTTGAGTAACCGCTCTATCCTGAGTTATTAGGGTTTTTTAATTGGAGACTGAAATGGAAAATGCAAAGTTTATTGAGGTAAGCGCCGCCGTACGATATTGGGACGACGCGCTCGTGAACGGTAAAGAGGATACTGACGGAAGTTTAATTCCGTTTACTAACGGGGATCTATGGGAGCCTGTGATTGATTTAGAGGCAGGTAAAATTCAAAGTTGGCCGCAAGGAACTGAGGCGGATATCCATTATAAGGTTTGTGACGCCGGTGAATACTGGCTACTCGATGCCGATAAAAAACGAATTGCAAAATGGCTCAGCGACTATGTACCAAATAAATATCTTTGCCACGGCGACAACGGATATGGCGATTATATTATTTTAAAAGTGACAGAAGACGGAAATATTGAAGATTTTGAAAAACCAGATTTCCACGCAGATGAGTGGGATTTAGACGCTTAACACCAGAATCAAGGGGCACCAGGCCCCTTTAATTTAATCACCGCACCGGCTCATGCACCGGCAGATCGAAATGCTTCACCCAGCCCCAATCAGCATACTTATCGACGTGATCAATATCCATCAGGTGCGTATAGCGTTGCAGCTGCGCCCAGGTCTGATGCCCGGAAATCATGGCCACCCGTGGGATATCGTAACCCAATTCGAAATAGTGGCTGATCCCCTCATGCCGCAGATCATGCAGCCGGATATGAGGGCCAAACGACTTGCCCGCCTTTTCCGCCTCCTCTTCCGCCCAAGCCACCGCACATTCAAACTGCCGCCGGATCGCCGCTGAGGTGTAAGGGAAGATCAACTCACTCACCTGCGGCATCCGCTCAATAATCGCCATCGCACGGGGCGGCAGGTGCACCCACACATTATTCCCCTGCTTCTTGCGCGGGTGCTTCATATCGCGCACCAACACCCGCCGCTTCGCTACATCCAGATCATCCCAGCGGATACTGGCCACCTCACTCAAGCGGCGGGTAGAAAAGATCATAAACGGTACAAGCAAAAGCATCGGCGTTTCCGCCGCCGGCGTGCGGTGCCCGCGCCGGTTAAACTCCCGCGTCCAATAACCCATGATCTGATCCAGCTGATCCAGCGTTGGCCGCACATCCCGACTGGGCGCCTTCGCTATCACCCCCATCTGCCGAGCGCGTACCCCGGCTTCATCCAGCGCATTCAGATCAGCCTTCACACCCCAGGCAATCCGTGCGTGCTCGAGCACACCCTTTAAATAGATAAAGTCGTCCTTCACCCGCGAAGGCCCGGCCTTAACAAACCGCCCATCCGGCAACTCTCTCCCCTTCAGCCGATCCGCCAGGTACTTTAACCAGTCTGACGACTTCGCCCGCATCAACGTCAACTCAGCCAGCATCGGGTGCCGCGCCATCGCATTCAACGTCTGCGCCTTAGACCGCGCCACACCCCGGGGTGAATTCTTCAACTCCTCCAGGTACCGGCGACACCCTTCCGCCACCGACATACCATCAAAGGCACTCGGCAACCCCTCTTCATCCAGCGCCGCCTCCCGCTTACGCACCCAGGCTTTAGCCGCCGCTTTGGAATCAAACGACTCAGACTCCGAATACTTCACCCCATCCCGCTGCATCCGGATCTGCGCCGTATACCGAACGCCCTTGACACCCTTCCGCTGTGTTATAGTAGCCATCGTAAGCAACCCCTTCCGTTTTGTAGCAACTCAAGACTTGCTACAAGCCAGATTTGTAGCAATTGCTTAAGCAACTCGAACGGAAAAATAGCATAAAACGGCACTAAATGAGCAATAATCCGCGCCCTGAAAACCTCAATGAAAACAGCGCAAAGCCCGCAACCACGCGGGATACGGTGGATAGGCGCCTCAGCGTAGCGCCCATGATGGATTGGACTACTTCGGATGCACGCGTCTTTCACCGCCTGATCTCGCGCAACACCCTCCTTTATACCGAGATGGTGACCACCGGCGCACTGATCCACGGCGACCGTGAGCGCTTCCTGAAGTATGACCCGAGCGAACATCCGGTCGCGTTGCAGCTTGGCGGCAGCAATCCGCAGGAACTGGCAGAGTGCGCGCGCATGGCGGAAGACTGGGGCTATGACGAGGTCAACCTTAACGTCGGCTGTCCGTCCGACCGCGTCCAGAACAATATGATCGGCGCCTGCCTGATGGCACACCCCAAGCTGGTGGCCGAGTGCCTGAGTGAGATGCAGGCGGCGACCAAGCTGCCGGTGACCGTAAAGCATCGCCTCGGCATCGACGATATGGACAGCTTCGAGCACCTGCACGCGTTCGTCGACACCGTAAAAGAGAGCGGCTGCCGCAGCTTCACCATCCATGCACGCAAAGCGATTCTGGCGGGTCTGAGCCCAAAGGAGAACCGCGAGATTCCGCCCCTGATCTACGATCACGTTTACCGTATCAAACAGCTCTATCCTGAGCTTGAGGTGGTCATCAACGGCGGTATCAAATCACTGGACGAAGCAGAACAGCACCTCAAGCACGTCGATGGTGTGATGATCGGTCGCGAGGCGTATCAGAACCCTTACGCGATTCTTAGCGAGGCGGACAACCGTATCTTTGGCGCGGACCTGCCTGTGGCAGAGCGCATTCATATCGCCGAAGCCTTTATCCCCTACCTTGAGCGCCGCCTTGCCGAAGGCGCACCGCTTTACGCCGTGGTCAAACACCTGCTCGGGCTGTTCCACGGCCAGCGTGGTGGCCGCCAGTTCCGCCGTTACCTGAGCGAGAACGGTCATAAACGCGGCGCAGCGACAAATACTTTCCGCGAAGCACTGAGCTTCGTGGCACCGAATACTCTATCCAACGAGGATGAACACCCACATGGATCAGCTAGAACAGCTTAA